CATCATAACACTGGTCATTTATCAATCTAAAACAATTAGAATGATGTCAGTGAGTGGTGGATAAGGCGCGTGTAGATAAATTTACTTTGTAAAAGTTAATACAAAATACAACAAAACGTGGGGGAGGTGAGTCTCCCTCAACACTGTCTTTATATAAAAGGTGGGCAATAAATGACCAAGTTAGATTGGCTGATCCGGTTTAGGCGGGCGAAGACTCATGAAACGTTAGATTTTATGTTGGATGCAATGTTGAACAAATTGGCGTCTGTTGCTGAAAAAGGAGAGGCTATTCGGGGGCACGAACTTCGACAGAATGAAATCGATCTTGGCCAACACTGTCGTAGAGTGGTTTGATGCGGTTGTTTTTTGTTCGACAGGCGGATATTGAATACTTAAGGGCGCTAAATAATCACTTGTAAACCTACCTCAATTGGAGCTTTGGCTCTAAATATGCGTCATTTCATAATAACCACAATTTATTGTTGCCATAACCACTCTTAACAGTATTGTTACTTGTGGAAATAATAAAAATGGATTTTATATGAAAAAATACCTCCTATGTGCAGCGGTCGTTTGTGGAATTAGTAACCAAGTACAAGCCTCCAGTGCTTTTGAAACCTACGGTGATATCGGGCAATTTGCGATCCCGGCGATCGCGGCAGGTATCTCTTGGTATCAAGGCGACTATGATGGATTGAAGGAGTTTGGTTACTCACTCCTTTCAACTACAGCTACCGTTGAAGTTTTGAAGCATACTGTCGATGCTACTCGCCCTAATGGCGGCGATATGAGTTTCCCCTCTGGACATACAGCATGGGCGTTCAGTGGAGCCAGCTATCTGCAAATGCGGTATGGCTGGAGCTACGGTATACCTGCCTATGTTGCAGCTGGTGCGGTGGGTTGGTCTCGAGTTGAATCTGATAACCATTACTGGCGTGATGTGATTGCGGGAGCCGCCATCGCGACAGGGTTCAGCTATCTGTTTACGTCCCCGAAGAACGGCACACAATTAGCATTCTATCCAACGATAATGGATGGGGATGCAAGAGGTATTGCGGTCAGCTTTACGTATTAATGCACTCCGAATTGGTTGCGGTGATTGCAGCCCCCTAAATTAGTTTTCCGTTTTCAATAAAAGCCTCAGATGGTAATCAATCTGGGGCTTTTGTGTTTTTCGAAATTACATAATCTCGTTTGTTTTTCCCCCTATCTACAGTCCCATATTCAAGAGGACTGTAGATAGCCAGCTCATATGAACGAATGTTGCTGCGTGACATTGCTCAAAGTTTGGTCGTAGCATGGTCATGCCGGAACTAGACCACCCGGCTGTTTATGACCAAAAGGACCCGGACCATGACCAGACATACCCGAGATCTATCCGCAGCATGCCCACGCGGTTGTGCCAGCGTATCCAGCAGCCTGCACAATTTTAACTTGGCTGATTCGATTGAAGTATTCCCATTCAACCCTGAGCGAGTCGAGCAGTTCCTGGTGCTGCTTGGGGAGGGTGTAGCTTGAGCTCCTATCCCAAGTATTTCCTTCGCAGCCCCGAAATCCGGTCCCGCGCTTGCCAGTTGGTCGCGGGCCTGCCGGTTGACCAAGACAAGCCACTGGTTCTCGAAATCAAGGAGATGACCCGCTCCCTGGCTCAAAACTCCATGTTGTGGGCTTGTCTTACCGACATCGCCGAGCAGGTGAACTGGCACGGCCGCAAGCTCGCCAAGGAGGACTGGAAGCACGTTCTCAGCGCGGCCCTGTACCAGCAGGACGTGGTACCGAACATCGACGGTACTAGCTTCGTGGTGCTGGGTAAGTCCACTTCCAAGATGACCGTGCGCGAGATGCGCGACCTCATCGAGTTGGCCCAGGCCTTCGGTGCTCAGCAAGGTGTGAAGTTCGGGGATGAATCCCGCCGAGGCTTCGACTGGGTGGCCGCCTACGGGAGGGCTGCATGAGCAAGACCAAGGCTGATGAGCGATGGCTTGATGACGTTGCATCATTGGGTTGTGTGGTTTGTAGGAATTTAAGGTTCGGAAGCTCGCCGAGTGAAATCCATCACGTTCGCTCCGGATCTGGTATGGCGCAGCGCGCTGTTCACACCCAGGTGCTGCCTCTGTGCCCTCGTCATCACCGTGCCTGTTATCCCACTGGCTTCCACGCAGCCCCCAAGAGCTGGCAGGCAGAGCACGGTAGCGAGGAGACCCTGCTTATCCAGGTGGCCAGAGAGATCACTGAGTTGCGCAAGAACACTATCGGGAGGGCGGCATGATCCATCTATCTTCCCTGGAGGCTGTGCGCTTGTTCGGGGGGAATCCCAAGGTCAAGAACGTTGCCAGCCAGGTGCGCAAGTCCCAGCAAGTGGCCACTCTGCACGATAGGGTGCGGGCCCAGCTGGTTGGCTTCCCTGACCCGGTGACAGAGCTGCTGTTTCACCCCAAGCGAAAGTGGCGGTTCGACTATGCCTGGGAAGCGCAGATGATCGCTCTCGAGATCCACGGCGGGATCCACACCGGCGGCCGACACACCCAGGGGAGGGGGTTCGTAGAGGACCGCGCCAAGATGAACGAGGCTGCCCTGCTCGGGTGGACTGTCATCGAGGCAACCTCAGAACACATCAAGTCAGGCCAACTGCGTGCCTGGCTGCTTAAGGCGTTTAACCAAACGACTAGGCAATAACCAACCAAGGACCTGACCATGACCAACTTGATCTGCAAAGCCTGTGAAGGCCACAACATCCGTATCGTTGCCGATGAACAGGGTGAGCCTTGGTTCGTTGCGAGCGACATTGCGACGGTATTGGGATATCCCGAAACCAACAGCATGAACAAGCTGATTGATGAAGACGACAAGGAGAAAAGGGTACTCCAAATTGGAGGAAACTATGTAAACGGCAAAGGGCAGCAATGGTTGGCTCATAAGCTGATCACAACCGGTCATCTGAGCATTGGCTTCGGATCCTGAGGAGGACTGAGTATGAGCAAATCATTGGAAATGGCACTGCGCCTGTTTTCACCGAAAGGGGCGCTCCATGAGCCCACGTCTAGTAACTTCAATGCTCTGGGACGTGACGACTTGATCGGTGCTTTGCAGATGGCTGCGAAGGATAACCCCCTGGGCCTAAACTATCTGATGGCCGATAACCTGGTAGACCCGCAAGCCATCGCTGAGCTGCAGGCATACTTCAGCACAACGCTGGGGGACGCGGAGGTTGGTGCTATGGCCCTGGCTATCTTGTTGCGACGCCCACTGCCAGAGCAACTGGAGCGGCTGGTGCTGTCCCACCCGTACTATGACAAAGAGCGCCGCCGGGCTGCGGTAGTGATGGAGAAGGCTAAGCGGGCGCACCGTCACGGTAATGATCATGAGTACCAGTGTCTGCTGGATGAGCGGAACTCCATCCTCAATGCCGCTCATGGCCGCTGTGTTGATGAGATGCTCCAAACTGGACGTTGCCCGCACTGTACCGGAACCGGTCGGCGTCAGCGTATTGGTGGGGAGTGTCATAAGTGTCATGGAACTGGGCGGGTGACACCAGAAATCGCACTGGTTGCCTGTCGATTCGGTATTGAAACTCAGCGGTCAGTTGAGAAGATAGTGGATGAGGTGATCTGCCAAGCATCAGATCTGGCCCGAACAATGGAGCAACAGGTGCGGGAGATGCGCTGTATAAATGTGTGATAAGGCTCAGCGATCCTTTGGTACGTGAGTAGATAGTGTGTTTCATAGAGGCAACTATTTGGGGGTGATGACCTGTCCAAGTTTCCCAATAGATTTTTAGATCCGATTCACTTGGGTCAAATAATTACGTATCCTTGATAATGCTATGAATTTAAATGGAATTTGATGATGAGCAGAGAACGCAATCAAGGGTACAGTGCGATTACGCTGGCCGCGTTGGGGGTCGTCTATGGTGATCTTGGTACCAGCCCACTCTATGCCCTAAAGGAGTGCTTTGCAGGGCATATCGGCCTGCAACCTGGGCCGCAGGAGATCTTCTCGCTCATCTCCCTCTTCTTCTGGACCATTATGGTGGTGGTCTCTTTCAAATATGTGCTGCTGGTGCTGAGTGCCGATGACAAGGGAGAAGGGGGAGTACTGACGCTCGCCTCGCTGGCATCACGCCGTCTTTCGCCCCGGGCCCGCACCATCGCCATGTTGCTCGGGCTGATCGGGGTTGGTCTTTTTGTCGGGGATGCGGTGATAACCCCCGCCATTTCGGTCCTCTCTGCCGTGGAGGGGCTTGAGGTGATCGCGCCGGATCTCACCCCCTTCGTATTGCCCGCCACCCTGATCGTGCTGGTGGTGCTCTTTGCAGCTCAACATTACGGTACGGCGGGTATAGGTAAGCTGTTCGGCCCCATCATGCTGCTCTGGTTTGGGGTGTTGGCTCTACTGGGTACGATCGAAATTCTGCAAAACCCCACCATTCTGCAGGCCATCAACCCGCTCTATGCCATTGATTTTATCGTTGAGCGTCCCGGTGTTGCATTTATTACCTTGGGAGCCGTGGTGCTCTGCGTGACGGGTACGGAAGCGCTCTATGCAGACATGGGACACTTTGGCCGCGGCGCCATTCAACTGGCGTGGGGCTCTCTTGTTATGCCTGCCCTGCTACTCAATTATTTTGGTCAAGGTGCGCTGCTGCTGCGTAACCCGGCAGCCATTGAAAACCCGTTCTATCTGCTAGCACCTTCATGGATGACCTTACCGCTGCTGGTGCTGGCAACAATAGCGACTGTTATAGCCTCTCAAGCGGTGATCTCCGGTACCTACTCTGTTGTTCGGCAGGCAATCCTGCTTGATTATTTACCCCGTCAGGAGATCCGTCATACCTCTGCACACGAAATCGGACAGATCTATCTCCCGCTGGTGAACTGGTTGCTGCTAGCGGGAGTAGTGATCGTGATCCTCTGGTTCCAAACCTCCAGCAACTTGGCCGCAGCATATGGGATCGCCGTCACTGGCACCATGGCGCTCACCACCTTGCTGCTGATGGTGGTTGCTGCTACGTGTTGGAAGTGGCCACGCTGGCTGATCGCATTGGTCGGCGTACCGCTGTTGCTAGTTGATTTAACCTTCTTTGCCGCTAACACAACCAAGTTTTTGGCCGGAGGCTGGTTTCCCATCCTGTTTGCGATGTTGGCCATTCTGGTGATGACTACTTGGAAACGGGGGCGTGAACTGGTGCTCGAAAAGCTGGAGAAGAAGTCGTTTGCCTTGACCAACTTCGTCGACAATATGCACTACAATCCGCCGCTGCGGGTACCTGGTACAGCAGTGTTTCTGTCGCGCTCGGAGCAGGTGGTTCCACACGCTATGCTGCACAACCTTAAACACAATAAGATCCTGCATGAGCGGGTCATTTTTCTGACTATCCATATAAAAGAGGAACCATGGCTCGCCTTTCATGAACGGATAGAGCTCAAGCAGCTCAGCGAAGAGTTCTGGCAGGTGGTGGCTTATTTCGGCTACAAGGAGGTACCTTCTATGGATGAAATCTTCCAAGCTTGTGCCCAACAAGACTTGAAGGTTGCCATGAACCAAACCTCCTTCTTCCTCTCTCACGAAAATCTGGTCAGCACGGATATTCCAGGCATGGCGCGATGGCGGGAAGGGTTGTTTGTCTGGATGAATCGTAATGCGTTGAAGGCAACAGACTTCTTCCATATACCAGCGAACCGAGTTGTGGAACTCGGTGTGTTACTGGAACTGTGATGGGCACGTTATTGTTTCGACTAAACAGGGGGCATGTAGCCCCCTTTGATATCGTGTTGTTGCTGTGATCTATGAGCGTTGATGGCTGACTTCAAGTTACTTCAAATCTTTGACAATACTCTTATCTGTGATTCTTTTTTTACCGGTTATCATGCCTCGAATTAGGTCACTTTTAGTGCGATAGTCAATTACGATAACCGCCAAGACATGAACAAAAATGGCAGCCTGAAGAGTTTGGGCAAAAATGCCATGAATGCCTTCCATGACATCATCGCCAAAAAGGTCTTCAAAGTTAGTCAAGATCCCGGTTACTGCTGTTCCAACCAGGCAGGCCAACAAAAACAAGACCATTAATGAACCGACAGGGTTATGGCCTGCGTAGTATGGATGTTTGCCATTCAGTGTGTTGTGTATGTAGTCGTAGATATCAGTTGGTGTAGGGATAAATTGATAAAATCTCGCATAATGAGAGCCGTAAAAACCCCATATAATACGAATAACAACCAATCCTGCTAATGTGTAGCCTACGTAGCGATGATTTCGCTCACCCTCTTCAAGGATAAACAAATTGAGCACACATAACGTTACTGTTATCCAGTGAAAGAGTCTGACAATAACGTCCCATACATAAATTTCGTATTTCTTTTCCACCTCGTCCTCCTTGACCAGAAAAAACATCATTTTCAGTGTGTTAACACACTCACTATACAATGCCAACCGGATTTCTCCATTATACTGGATAATTCAGTGGCTAGCCTGGGTCTATATCAAAATTGACTCACAACAATGGAATGTAAGATACTGGTCGCAGCTAAAGGAATGCTTGGTTTCATTGTAATAATATAAATATATGATAAGAGAGTTACCCATCACTTGCCGGGTGTGGTAATGCCATTTATAATTTTTGAAATAGAGTCACCATGAACGAATTCATCAAAGTTTTACTGAACCAACGTAGCCTGCGTGCAGTCCTGCGTGACCTGAGCTTCGAACAATTGGCTGAGGCCAAAGAAAAGTTCGATGCAATTTTCCAAGAACGTGAAGAGTCCGCTCAGAAAGAGATGGCTGAGCAAGAAGAGCGCCAAGCTAAATTGGCTGAATTCCACGCTATGCTGCAGCAAGCTGGAATTGATCCGAGTGAGCTGCTGGGCTCTGGGGAAAGCAAAGGCTCCAAAGAATCAGCGACCAAACGAGCCCCCCGTCCTGCCAAGTACAAATATACCGAAGAGGGTGTAGAGAAAACCTGGACTGGCCAGGGCCGTATGCCCAAGGCAATTGCAAAAGCTGTCGCGGATGGTGCTTCTCTCGAGAGCTTTGCTATCTGACTAAAAATATCGGGAGTTGATGTGAGCAGTGCTCAGCGTTAGTATCTCCTAAAGATGGCCAGAGTCCCCGTGACCCTGGCCTTTTTCATTCCTGGCCCGTCTCGTGCGGGCTTTGTCGTTTCTGGGGGTAGGGTTCATGGCCAAAGAGGAAGGGTTTGCGACGGCGGCCGCTGCTGCAGGGGTAGCCAAGACGGCGCCGCCTGTCGTGGTGTCCGGCATGACGTTGGCAGGGTATTCGCTCAATGATTGGGTGCTGGCTGCAACGTTGATGTGGATTGCCGTCCAGATGGGATGGTTCTTGTGGCAAAACATCATTCGACCCCGGTGTCGGCTGGATGGTGAGTGATGAGCAAGGTCCGTATCGCAATCGCCGCTCTCACGCTGAGTGCCGCTGGCTTTGTGGGGATCCTGAATCGGGAGGGATTCGAGCCAGTGGCTTACCCCGACCCGGTACACGGTACCAAACTCCCCACTATTGGGTTTGGCAGTACCGAAGGGGTCAAGATGGGTGACACCATCACGCCCGTTGCCGCAGTGAACAGGAGTCTGCGGGAGGTGCGATCGTTCGAAAACGCCCTCAAGGCCTGTATCAATGTGCCGCTCCATCAGTATGAGTATGACGCCTATGTCGAGCTCTCCCACAACATCGGCCCTGACGCCTTCTGCAGCTCTACCATCGTGAATCGCCTGAACGCGGGCGATTACCCGGGAGCCTGTGAGGCCATCTTGCTGTTTAAGCGTGCCGGCAAGCAGGACTGCTCTGCGCCGGGTAACCGGGTCTGCGCTGGATTGTGGAAAGACCGGCTGCGCCTCAATGCTAAGTGCAAGGGGGAGTGATGGAGCTGTTCCCGCAAAGCAGAGCGCTGCCATTCCTGGCCGGTGCTTTGCTGATTGCTGTATTGGCTGGCGGCGGATTCGCGCTTTACCAGTCAGGCCACTCTGCAGGTGAGGACGGGGAGCGCAAGACCTGGCAAGCAAAATGGGATGCAGAGGCCGTTCGCCTTGCTAATGCCCGAACCAAGGCCGAGCAGGACGCACGTGCAGAAGAGAAACGCCGGCAGGCGGAAGTTGATGAGGTGAGAGATCATGCACAAGAAGAAATCGCCCAGGCACAAGCTGATGCCGCTGCTGCTGGTATTGAGTCTGGCCGGTTGCGCGAACAAGCCCGCCGCTTGGCAGCCAGAGCAAGTCAGTGCGCCAGCAATCCCGGTACTGCCCAAGGAGGCTCGTCAGCCACAGAGCCTGCTATGGTGCTCGCCGACCTGCTCAGCCGGGCTGATGAAAGAGCGGGTGAGCTGGCAGCAGCGTATGACCGCGCTCGAGCATCAGGACTAGCCTGTGAACGAGCCTATGATGCTCTCCAGCAGCAAAGACCATGAAACCCCGCCATATCAAGGCGGGGTTTGTCTTTCTGGGGAAGGGAGAACGGTGATGCGGATGAACTGGGGTGGTGGAATGGTAAACGGGATCGATGTGACTGGGGTCATCGCTTGCGTAGAGCATTACGATGGAGGCAAGGCCTTGGTTGTTCTTTCCTCCGGTGTCTGCGTTGTGGTTGCGGCAACTCATGAGCCGGTACCTGGGGACACCATCGTTGAAGGCGAGCTGTCTCTCTAAATGGCAAAGACCGATTGGAGCAGCGTGGCAGCTCAGTATCAAAGCGCCTATGCCAAGACTGGCATCAGCCCAAAGGCATGGTGCGAGCAGCAGGGAATGAATTACCAGTCTGCCAGGCGCTATATCAAGGCCAGTGCTGCGAAGCCTGACGATAAAATTGCGCAGCCCTGTGTGCGCAGTGCGCAAAATCGTGCGCAATTATCGAAGGGAAACGTGCGCAATTTGGATGAAACTGCGCACGCCATGCGCAATGAGAACAAAGCCAAAGAGGGAGAGGAAAAAGGGAAAAGAGGACGAGGGGGAAAGTCAGCCTCATCCACACAGACCTCGGCTGGCTCAGGCCAGAACCCGAAAAACAAAGGGCGCGATGGCTCTGGCCGCTTCGTTCTTGGTGAGTATGAGGGCAACCAAAACCCTCCATGCAACATCAAGCCGGGCATGCAGATTGCCAAGACCCATGGCGGTTACGCACAGTTCCTCGATGCTGATGAGTTGTTCGACCAAGCCGAAGCACTGCAACTTCGGGATGAGCTGTTATTCACCCGGGCTCGCGTACTCTCGGTCACCAAAACCTTGAAGGCCCTGCAGCATGACCTGGCCGAAGCGCAGGAGCTGACCGACCGCATTGCGCTCTATGACAAGATCTTGCGTGCTGAGCAGGCTCTTGACCGCAATATCCAGCGCATTGAGTCTATCGAGCGTACTTTGAGCGCCTTGCGTATCGATGAGGTGAATGGGCCCAAGATTGAGGCAGACACCAAGCGCATCAAGGCCGCGACCCGCAAGCTGACTGCTGAGGCTGACTTGCTCGAGAAGGATGGTTGTGCCGACATGACGCCAGTGGCAGAGATGACAGCAGAGCTACAGGGGCTGGGGACTGGCGGGTTGATGTCGTGATAAGATTGGTTGGTATTATCAGCAGGGAGATACGATGAGGATTTACGGTAAGAATGAGGCTGGTGCGGCGGTGTACATTGCTGATTGCCGACTCCCACAAGCTGCATATGCTGAGCTGGACTCCGGCCGAAGTTTCCTTTACGAGTTGTTGCCTGCCACGCGAGACGATAAACCTGGTGTCGTTACCACCGAACGTATCCTGCTCGAACCATTCCGCCTCTACCGCAACAACGCATTGGTCGAGATGGGGGCTATGATAGCCGATCCCCTTCATGTGAAGATGCTGGCCGAGAATATTCAGCAG